CACCAAAGAAATTGTGACGTATGAAAGCCAAATTGCGGCCGAGATTGCGCTCAGGGGAAAACAAACGGGAGGTATAAGCGGCGCGATGCGACGCCGGCGCCCCGCATACGGATATGTATGGTGGTTGGCATGAGCGTACTCTGGTTGGACACCGAAACAAGGTCTAGATGCGATCTTAAATCTAGCGGCGCCTATAACTATGCCCGTGCCGCGTCTACTCAATTGCTTTGTTTGTCGTATGCGTTTGACGATGAAGCCGTCAGCACTTGGACGCCCGAACAGTCTTTCCCCTCGCGGATTGCACAGCATTTCGTTAATGGTGGTCAGATACGAGTCCATAACGCGAGTTTTGACCGATTGATTCTGTGGCATGTGGTATGCCCCGATTTTGGCGTTCCGGAGCCGCGCTTGGAGCAGTTCTTCTGCACCAGCGCGCAGGCCCGCGCTAACTGCGCTCCCGGCTCGCTGGAGGACGTGGGGCGGTTCGCTAGCAGCGACATGCGGAAGGACCATCGCGGGGCGCAACTGATCCGGCTGCTGTGCATCCCGCAGGCCGACGGGACGTTCCGCGAAGACGCGGCGCTGATGCGGGAGATGATTGCGTATTGCGAGCAGGACGTCCGCACTATGCGGGAGATCAGCAAGGCGCTGCGCGATCTGTCAGACGATGAACTGCGCGACTACCACGTGAATGAGCGCATCAATGACCGAGGCGTCCGAGTGGACGTGCCGCTGTGCGCCGCCGCTCAGGTGTACGCCGAGGCGGAGCGCGTGGAGATTGAGGCGCTGGTGCGGGACATTACCAAGGGCGAGGTCACGTCCGTCCGCTCGCCTCGGATGCGCCAATGGGTGCTGGAGCGCATCGGCCCCGAGGCCCGCAAGCTAGCCAAGGTCACTAAGGGCGAGCAGGAGAAGGACAGCCTCGACAAGAGCGTGCGGGCTAACCTGCTGGTGCTGGCCGAGGAAGACCCCGCCGAGGTGCCGCCCGACGTGGCCGACGTGCTCCAGTGCGCCGATGATCTGTGGGCCAGCAGTGTCGCCAAGTTCGCTAGGTTGCAGGCGTTGGCCGACGTCGAGGACGCCCGCGTCCGTGGGGCGTTCGTCTTCGCTGGCGGCGCTGCGACGGGGAGGGCTTCGTCTTACGGCGCCCAAGTACATAACTTCACCCGCAAGGTCGCCGACGATCCCGCTAGCGTCCGCGAGGCGATGGTGCGACGGCACCAGATCGTGCCGAAGTTCGGCGCCAGGGTGACCGACGTCCTGCGAGGGATGCTCAGGCCCGCGCTGATCCCGGCGCCGGGGCACGTCTTCGTGGGTGCGGATTGGTCGGCCATCGAAGGGCGGGTCCACCCGTGGCTGTCTGATTCGCCTGCCGGTGAGCGCAAGTTGGACGTGTTCCGGCGGGGGCTGGACCCCTACAAGGTAAACGCGGCTGCGACGTTCGGGGCGCGATACGAAGACGTCACGGGCGAGCAGCGTCAGATCGGCAAGGTGCAGGAGCTTGCGCTAGGTTTCCTCGGCGGTGTCGGCGCCTTTGAGACGTTCGGTCGGGCCTACGGGGTCCGAGTCCCGCCTGCCGAAGCCCGCCGTGCCGTGGACGGCTGGCGGCAGGCGAACCCTTGGGCGCAAGAGCACGGCTGGCGGCTGGATGCTGCCGCCCGCGCCGCTATGCGCTCGCCGGGTAAGGAAGTGCTCGCTGCGCGGGTGGCGTACTACTATGACCGTGAGCACTTGTGGTACATCCTGCCGTCTGGCCGCATCCTGCGCTACCCATACGCTCGCTTTGACGCTGACGGCAGCATCTCGTATGCGAAAGCGGCGTGGAAGCCATCCGCTGATGCGACCGAGTGGCCCCGAGCGCGGCTGTGGGCTGGGTTGCAGTGCGAGAACGTAACGCAGGCAGCGGCAAACGACATCCTACGGTCGGCGCTGCGGCGGCTGGAGGGGCGTTGGGCCGTAGTACTGCACGTGCATGACGAGGTGGTTCTAGAGGTGCCGCGCCGCAAGGCGGAAGCCGCGCAGGAGGATCTGCTGGCGATCATGCGGGAGCCGCCGCCGTGGGCGAGCGGACTGCCGCTCGATGCGAAGTCGGAGATTATGGACCGTTACTGCTGAGGTCACAAAATGACAACAACCGGAGAGTTCATTAAGTGGTTTTCCTCGCTGGCGCCGGAGGGCGAGACGGCGCTGTTGGTGCGGCAGAAGCCGCTCACGCCATTGCAGTACCACGCCGACGGAGCGGTGAAGGGCACTTGGTTTGCCACGATGCCAGGGCCGGGTGCCAGGGCGATGCGCGAAGGGCAGAGCTGGTACGGCAACACCGCTTCGTTCATCCTCGACCGGATGCGCGAGCGGGTGTCGGTAGCGGCGAAGAATTGCGAATACGTCCTTGTGATGATCCTCGATGACGTCAGCACCAAATCGAAAGAGCCGTCGCTCCCGCCGACGTGGGTCATGGAGACGTCGCCGGGAAACTTCCAATGGGGCTATGCGTTCTCGGAACAGCCGCCCAAGCAGCACTTCGCCGCCGCGATAGCTGCTATCGCCGAGGCGGGCTTCACGGACCCCGGCGCGGGTAATCCCGTTCGTAACTTCCGTTTGCCCGGGTCCGTCAACCTTAAGCAGGGCAAGGGCGAGTTCGCCGCTCGGCTGGTGGAGTTCTCGCCGTCGCGGGAATACACCCTCGATGAGATCTGCTCAGCCCTCGGCGTCACGTATGACCCCGAGGCGGTGGGGAGTGGTCCAGCGCCCGTCTACGTCGTTGACGACGGTGGCGATGACGTCGCGGCGTGGCTGGCGGGGCAGGGGCTGGTGTACTCGCGCCCGAACTCGACCGGCTGGATGGGCGTTCAGTGCCCGAACGCGGCAGAGCATACCGACGGCTCGCCGGAGGGGCGTTATCACCCGGCATCGCGTTCGTTCTGCTGCCTCCACTCGCACTGTCTCCACTTAGACTCGCGGGCATTCTTGCGATGGGTGGCGGTCAACGGCGGTCCGAAACATGAACCAGGGCTGCGCGAGGAACTGGTCGCAACCCGGCTGGCGTCAACGTTAAGCCAACTGCCCGAGCCGCCCGCCGAGTTGACCGAAGCCGCTGCCGCCGTGGTCGCGGAAGTGGAATTGAAAGAGCTTGGGCGCGTCGAGAAAGGCCAATGGTTCGAAGCGTATGCGTACGTCCTCGCGGACGATTCGTTCTATCACCTAGAGACCCGGCGCGAGCTGGATCGTAGGGGCTTCAACGCGCTGTACAGGCACATCGGTTGCCGGTCAATACACGATGGCCGCAGGGTGGAAGCGAGTGTTTGCTTCGATGAAAACCGCAGCGCAGCAGGCGGTCGCGTTATCAGCGGCATGACCTACGCCGCTGGCGAGTCGGCGCTTGTGGCGAACAGCGACGGCGAGGTCTTCGGCAATCGTTGGCGAGATGCCAGGGCGATGGTGGACCGCGAGATCGATGCGGACATCCGCCCGTGGTTGGAACTGTGCGAACGCTTGGTGCCGGAGCGGTCGGAATTGGAGCACCTATGGGACATCATGGCGTTCAAGCTCCAGCATCCCGAAGTGAAGATCAATCACGCCGTCCTGCACGCTGGGACGCAGGGGTGCGGGAAAGACACCCTGTGGGCACCGTTTCAGTGGGCCGTTTGCGGTGGTCGGGACGTTGACGCGCTGCGCAATCACGCGAAAATGGATGCCGCTGAGCTTGAGTCCCAATGGGGCTATGCGTTGGAGTCGGAGATCATCGTGCTGAACGAACTGCATGAATCAGCGGCTGCGGAAAGGCGAGCGTTGGCCAACCGACTGAAGCCCATTATCGCGGCCCCACCCATGACATTGACGGTGAATAGGAAACATAAACACCCTTATGAGGTGCTCAACCGGGCGTTCGTGCTCGCGTTCAGTAATTACCACGTTCCGATATCACTGGACTCGCAGGACCGGCGATGGTTCTGTGTCTGGTCTCACGCGCCTCGGATGTCCGACGGCGAGGGGAAGGCGCTATGGCAATGGTTCCGCCGGGGTGGTTTTGCCGCCGTGGCTGCGTGGCTCTGGCGCCGGGATGTGACGGCGTTCGATGCTGGGGCGTCGCCGAAGTGGACCGATTATAAAACGTCGCTAATTGAGCATTCTATGTCCCAGACCGAATCGTTCCTAGTCGGCATGATCCGTGGCCGTCATGGCGAGTTCTCTAGGGGGGCGGTCTGTGGCCCGTATGGGGCTTTGTGCGAGCGCGTGCAGGCAATGGCGCCGCCAGGAGCGCGGGTCTATCAGGCTGCGCTACTGCACGCCTTCAGCGAGGCCGGATGGACCGACATGGGGCGGCTAGCATCGTCAGAGTACAGCACGAAGAAGCACGTTTTCGCTGCGCCCGACGTGGTCCGCATGATGTCGAAATCAGACATCCGCAGGCTAGTCGAAGACGTGCCGCCAGGAGCGTTGAAAGTGGTGAAGTAAAAAAAGAGGCCGACGCGAGGAGGGGGCGCGTCGGCCTTGAGTGCCCCGGGCTAGAGGGCAGGAGGAGAATCACAAGTCCAATGTTATCACGGCGATGATGACCAAGAGAATAACTATTAGGGGCATCAGAATATGCATGGCTCGGCCCCCTCCGTGGGGTCTGGCTTTGGTAGCCGTTTCAGGATGGGAACCCAGCGTTTTAGCTTGGCGTCGTAGCGCCAGCGAGGGAATGGCCAGCTGGTGGGGATCATGATTCGGTTCCGATGTTGATCAATTGATCCAGCATGGCGCAAGGGTCAACGGCGGTCCAATAGTCTGAGCTTGCCTTCGTCGCTCGCGCCGTCGTCCGCGCCGCTTCCACCGCCCGCGCCGCCCAGGCCGTCGTTTCCGCCGTTTCTTTCGTTGCCCCTGCGGCCCCCGCCCACGCCGTCGCTTCCGCCTCCGCCCGCGCCGCCGCGTCTGCCGTTTCCACCGCCAATATCCGCCCCACCCACGCCGCCACTTCCGTCGCCCGCGCCACCGCCCCCCGCGTCGCTTCCCTCGCCGCTTCCCGTGCTGCCGCTGCGGTTCGGCTTTGGTGCATAGCTGTCCATGCAGCGCCAAAACCGTTCGCATCGGCGAGGGGCTGCAATCGAGGCAAAACTGCGCCCCACAACCAATCCAACAACGCCGCCGCCCGTTCCGCCTCGTGGTTCCGTCCAGTCTCTGCCGCCAGCGGCAGCAGTGATCGCCACCGCTCACTGTTCCTGAGGTCATCCGGCATCGCATCTTGAATGCGGATAATCCATCGACCGACAGCCGGGCTCATGCAATCGGGGATGTCATCGGTCAGACGTCCCGACAAGGCCAAGTTAATCGCTGCAATGCTGCATGGTTCTTCCGCCGTGCCGATGCCGGACCCGAGGTGTCGGCCATTAAGGTATTCGGCAATTGCTGTTTGTTGCGTAGCAGTAATGGTGCTCATAGTCCGTCCTCGCCGATGATTAGCTTGTGAACCTTGCGGATGGTCGCAGGCATGCTTTCCGGAATCGGGCGGCGCCCGGTCCACCAGTCCATTATGTGCGTGGTGGAGGTCCTGAGCGCCTGTGCCGTCTGCTGCGTCCCAAGCACTTCCAAAAGGTTCCGAAGGCGTGATCTCGTGTCGGCGTCCAGTTCCACGGGCTTGTGCTCTGGCGCAGCCTTTGTGGGGGCTTTGCGCGGGGGCGTGGGCGCGTCGGGTTTTGGCTTGTGAAAGCCTACGGGCGCCAGCGTGGTGCCGGGCCGGTAGTCCAAGCGTGCGGTTCTCATGGTCAGGCTCCGAGGTCATCGAGATAGTCGCGGCATTCGTCGCGGAGATTTTCCGCTTCCGCCGTGCCCCAGTCCACGCACAAGTCGAGGATGCGCCGTAGTTCCGCGATCACTTGGGCGCGGGGCCCGTCGTATGCCTCGTGGGCGGACTCGCTGTCGAGCCCGGGCGGGTACGGGTCGCGGATTTCCTCAACAATGCGAAGGCTGTGCCACCCCATGTCGTATAGCTCGCCCATGGCCGATTCCGCTGCATCGCGGTAGCCGAATTCGCCGTTAGGTACTGGTTCCCATTGGCCAGAGTACAGACCTTCGATAATGAACATGATTGGACTCTCCGTTAGTTAATGGCGCTGGCAGGATCGCACAGCCCGAAGCGCCCGGTGGGGGCGCTTGAGGCTAGGCAATCAAACCGCTTTCCGGAATATGATCCAGAACGCTGCTTCTAGGCTCCATCCTCGCTTGCGGAGATAGCGGGCTGCGACTGACGGTCCTAGGCTGCGGGCGATGGTGCGAGCACGTTGAATTTCAGTTTGCTTCATGGTCATGCCCTCCTGATTAGTTGAAATGGACGGCGCCAGAGCCGTGCACTTGAATGACAACGGAGCCGCGGCGCCCGGATGCATGACCGTTACAGTGACCGCAGTCAATGCATTGGATGCCTTTGTCGCTAGGGCAGATCGCCTCACCCTGAGCGCGATCGGCAAGGCGTGACACGCGGAAGTAGCGCCACCCCTTAGCGCGAGCCTGTGCGGCTTCCTGCGGCGTGTCAACGCTCGCCATGACGAAGGGGCGCAAAGACGGCCGGATGCGCCATTGGTGCGAATAACCCGTCCAGCCGTCGGCATGACGGGTAACCGCGCGAATGGTGCGGATCGGCAGCGCAGCGGGATCGCCGTATGCGCCAAGGCGCACCATGCGGCCAATGGTGGCATCGCGCAGGGATTGCGCGGTCGCTACGGGGTAGCGACCGTCAATATAGGAACGGAAGATCTGTCCGGGCGCATGTCCTGCGTTGACGTAGCAGGAACGCTTGGCGCCCGTGCCGTCGCCGCGGTGGATGCAATCACCACAGATGGATGCATCCGCACCAGCTTTGATTGCGGCTACTGGCGACATGTCGGACCGAATGATCCACAGTTGGCACATATCGCCCGTCTTACGGTTCTCGGAATGCGTGGTGAGAATGGCGACGATGGGTTGCCCGTCCAGGCGGGACGGACCTTCATAGACGATCAGGCCGGTAGGTTGTGTTTGCATGTCGTTGCGCTCCTTGTGAACTGTATTTGATATCAAATGTATTTTTGACCCTGATCGCGTCGTTTGCGCGACCATGTAGAGATGCTACAGATTGTCTTGCAGTCTGTCAACAACTTGCGTTTTGGGCGGTATGGGTGTCTGGTTTGGTGTCGCGGTGGTGCCGGATGCCAATCGAGGGCGGGGGGGTAAGTGGCTGATATCGCGGGTGCTTGTGGGGGTACGAGGTGAGCTTTAGGTTATAGGATGGGTCAGAATTTATTTTTGTCTTTTTGTCCAAAAAAACTTTTTCCTAAGTCGTGACAATTTGACCCAAACGACCCAAAAGACTGTAAAGCTATACAGTACCTACACCAGCAGCCGCGTTAGCACCCCCATTTCCCACAATGCGGGAAAACAGATACATTGCATTCCAAATACAATATATCTGTTCGGCAGCACGGCAGATACATTGCATTTGTGATCTATATATCTGTCTGCCGCGCGGCCGCATCGGAGCGGCGCTAGCTGCCTGGATGACCGCGCAAAAAGATGCAAGAAACTTGTTGACAGCCTGACGTCTGCTCAACTATTATCTGCACATGCCGTGACGTCACGGCAGACAACTAAGGAGCGCACAACATGGTCACCATCATCATCTGGGCAATCGCAATCGCACCCCTGGCCATCCCTGTTAGCAACTGGTGGTGCAATCGCGGGCTGCGCCGCTGACCCGACAGGGGGCCGGTTACCACCGGCCCCTAGCCGCCCGCCCCGCGCCGCGAGTCGCCACTGCAACCTTCGTGCCACCCAGTCGGGCCTAGCAAGCGGCGTGCCTGGGCGCCGTCGGCGGACCGCGTTCCGCGCGAAGCCCCCGGGTAGGGCCGACGCGCGACCGGTCTGGTTCAGGAGCCCCCAGACAAAATTTTTATTTTTTGTAGCAAACAGCACCTGTCTAACATTTAATAGCAACCCTGACCGCGCCACACAAACCCCCGCGACTGTGGTATAAGTCGCGCATGTTCAAGAGCCTCCCTCTCACCGTCCGCGAAATCAAGGCGACTGAGGCCGTGCTGAACCGCATCTACGAGGCGGCGCGGCTGGGCCTCAAAGGCGACAGTCTGGCTTTAAAGGCTGACCTGCTGCCCGTCGAGCTGCGGCGTTTGCAAGAATTCGACCCGATGGCGCAACTGGCCGAGGCCAAAGGCCGCGCTGACGCCGAAGCGCAGTTGTCCGAGGTGATGATGAACGCCGCGCTGGCGGGCGACGCCAAGGTGGCACTCGACGTCCTCAAGCACAAGCACGACTGGGCCGCGACCCAGCACATACAGATGGACGTCAGCCAGCAGATCAGCATCCTCACCGCGCTCAAGCAAGCGGAAGAGCGCGTGATCGAGGGCATAGCGTCTGATGTAACCGAGGAAAGACAACTCACCCATGCAACGCCCTATATACAGCCCAGACGACGAACAGTTGCTGATGTCGCGTCTGTGGTCGCCACGGATCAAGGACGACCCTGAGGCGTTCGTGTTGCTGGCCTTCCCGTGGGGCCAACCCAACACGCCGCTGGAGCACTTCCAAGGCCCGCGCAAGTGGCAGCGCGGAGTGCTGCGCGATCTGGCCAACCACATCCGCAAGAACCGCGAGATCCAGGCCGACGATACTGCCGACGCCCCGGCGGTCCTCCAGGCGCTGCGGGACGCGACGGCGTCGGGGCGCGGCATCGGCAAGTCGGCGCTGGTCAGTTGGTTGATCCTGTGGATGCTGACCACCCGCATCGGCAGCACGACCATCGTCAGCGCCAACAGCGAGGCGCAGTTGCGCAGCGTCACCTGGGGCGAACTGACCAAGTGGACGGCGATGATTATCAACAGCCACTGGTGGGAGATCAGCGCGACCAAGCTGGTCCCGGCGCAGTGGCTGACGACGCTGGTGGAGCGCGACCTGAAGAAGGGGACGCGCTACTGGGCGGCAGAGGGCAAGCTGTGGTCGGAAGAGAACCCGGACAGCTACGCGGGCGTGCACAACCACGACGGTATGCTGTTGATCTTCGACGAGGCGTCTGGGGTCCCGGACACGATCTGGTCGGTCGCGGCTGGCTTCTTTACGGAGAACATCGTCGATAGGTACTGGTTCGCCTTCAGCAACCCACGGCGCAATACGGGGTACTTCTACGAGTGCTTCAACGCCAAGCGGGACTTCTGGGCGTCGCGCAACATCGACGCCAGGACGGTCGAGGGCACCGACAAGAACATCTACGCGCAGATCATCGAGGAGTACGGCGAGGACAGCCGCGAGGCGCGGATCGAGGTCTACGGGGAGTTCCCCAGCCAGGGCGACGATCAGTTCATCAGCCCGCAACTGGTCAACGACGCCTTCGAGCGCAAGTCGTACAAGGACCCCGGAGCGCCCATCGTCATCGGCGTGGACCCGGCCCGCAGCGGCGCGGACTCGACGGTGATCGCGGTGCGGCAAGGGCGCGACCTGATCGCGCTGAAGCGTCACCACGGCGACGACACCATGACGGTCGTGGGGCACGTCATCGAGGCCATCGAAGAGTACAAGCCCGCGCTGACGGTCATTGACGAGGGCGGACTGGGGTACGGCATCCTGGACCGGCTGACCGAGCAGCGGTACAAGGTCAGGGGCGTGAACTTCGGCTGGAAGGCCAAGAATCCGATCATGTGGGGCAACAAGCGGGCGGAACTGTGGGGTGCGATGCGCGAATGGCTCAAGACCGCTGCCGTGCCGCCCGACAAACGGCTCAAGATCGACCTCACCGGCCCCAAAACCAAGCCCGACAGCAGCGGCACGCTGTTCCTGGAGGCGAAAAAGGACATGCTGAAGCGCGGTTTGGCCTCGCCAGACGCCGCCGACGCGATTGCAGTCACTTTTGCATACCCCTTGGCGCATAGAGAGTACAATCCGAAGCCAAAACGGGTCGTTGCCTACCAAGGCAGCGCCGCCGCGAACTCCTGGATGGGGGCCTGATGGCGAAGAAATCGGTCTCGCTGAGCGTCGGACGGGGCGAGAAGCAGTCCACCAAAGAGGGCGCGGGGCTGACCGCCAAGGGGCGAGCGAAGTACAACCGCGAAACGGGCAGCAACCTCAAGGCGCCAGCGCCCAACCCCAAGACGGAAGCCGACAAGGGCCGCAAAGCGAGCTTTTGCGCCCGCATGGAAGGGGTGGTGAAGAACGCCAAAGGCGATGCGCCAAGGGCCAAAGCGTCTCTTAAACGATGGAAGTGCTGACCATGCCAAGCAAACCCGGCTTGTACGCCAATATCCACGCTAAACGCGAGCGCATCGCGGCGGGATCCGGCGAAAAGATGCGTAAACCCGGCACCAAGGGCTCTCCGACGGCCAAAGACTTCAAAGACAGCGCCAAAACGGCCAAAAAGGGCAAATGACATGCCGCTGACTAAATCCGCTAGCAAAACTGCGTTCAAAAAGAACGTAAAAGCCGAAATTGCCGCTGGAAAACCGCAAAAACAGGCGGTAGCGATCAGTTACGCAGTGCAACGCAAGGCGCAAGGCAAGAAAAAATGACGAAAGAAGAACGTCTGGCTCAAATGCGCTCGCGCCTGCGGGTGGCGCTGTCGGCGTACTCGGAAAGTCGCTCGAATGAGCTTGACGACCTCAAGTTTCTTGCCGGATCGCCGGACAACCAGTGGCAGTGGCCCGCCGACGTGCTGCAAACGCGGGGTGCAATCCAAGGCCAGACGATCAACGCCCGCCCGTGCCTGACGATCAACAAGCTGCCGCAGCACGTCAAGCAGGTGACCAACGACCAGCGGCAGAACCGCCCGAGCGGCAAGGTCATCCCCGCAGACGACAAAGCAGACCCTGAAGTCGCCGAGATCTTTGACGGTATTGTACGCCATATCGAGTACATGTCGGACGCCGACGTGGCCTACGACACCGCCTGCGAGAATCAGGTGACGTATGGCGAGGGCTACATCCGCATCTTGACCGAGTACTGCGACGACAACACGTTCGATCAGGACATTCGCATCGGGCGGGTGCGCAACTCGTTCAGCGTCTTCATGGACCCGCTGATCCAGGACCCCTGCGGCGCGGACGCAAACTGGTGCTTTATCACCGAGGACCTGCCAAAAGAGGAGTTCGAGCGGCTGTTCCCGGACGCGCAGCCGATCTCCACGCTGATGTCGCAAGGCATCGGCGACCAGGACCTCAACCAGTGGATTCAACAGCAGACGGTACGGATTGCGGAGTACTTCTACGTCGTCTACGAACCGGTGAAACTGCGCCTGTACCCCGGCAACGTGACCGTCGAGGCGGGGTCGAAAGAGGACCGCGAGATCGCTGGCATGGGCCTCAAGCCGTTGCGCGAGCGCGTGGCGCAGGCGAAACGGGTCAAGTGGTGGAAGACTAACGGCTACGAGGTGCTGGAAGAGCAGGACTGGCCCGGCAAGTGGATCCCGGTCGTGCGCGTGGTCGGCAACGAATACGAGGTAGAAGGGCAGGTGTACATCAGCGGTCTGGTGCGCAACGCCAAGGACGCGCAGCGGATGTACAACTACTGGACCAGCCAGGAAGCCGAGATGCTGGCGTTGGCGCCCAAGGCGCCGTTCATCGGCTACGGCGGGCAGTTTGAGGGCTACGAGCACCAGTGGAAGACCGCCAACGTCACCAACTGGCCGTACCTGGAGGTCAACCCTGACGCCACGGACGGGCAGGGGGCTGTGCTGCCGCTGCCGCAACGCGCCGCGCCGCCGCTGCCGCAGACGGGGCTGATACAGGCCAAACTGGGCGCTGCCGACGACATCAAGGCCACCACGGGGCAGTACGACCCCAGCCTGGGGGCCACCAGCAACGAGCGCAGCGGCAAGGCCATCATGGCCCGCCAGCAGCAGACCGACACGGGCACGTACCACTTTGTGGACAACCTCGCCCGCGCGGTGCGCTACGTCACGCGGCAGATCGTGGACCTGATCCCGAAGATCTACGACACGCAGCGCATCGCCCGCATCATCGGCCTCGACGGCGAGACCAGCATGGCCAAGATCGACCCGTCGCAACCGCAGCCAGTCAAGAAGGTGGTGGATGAGCAAGGCGTGGTAATCGAGAAGATCTACAACCCCAGCGTCGGCAAGTACGACGTCGTGGTGACCACCGGCCCCAGCTACATGACCAAGCGTCAGGAAGCGATGGACGCCATGAGTCAGATCCTGCAAGGCAACCCGGCGCTGTGGCAGGTGGCGGGCGACCTGTTCGTCAAGAACATGGATTGGCCGGGGGCCGAGGAACTAGCTGAGCGGTTGCAGAAGATGATCGACCCCAAACTGCTGGCCGACGAGGAAGACCCCGCGCTGCAAGCCGCCAACCAGCAGATCCAGCAGATGGCCGAAGAGATGGAGCAACTCCACGGCATGCTCAAG